CAAACAGCGCTTGAACGTGATTAAAGCTTACGCTAAGATTGCACACTCAGCAACTTATCCTGTTGTGTCGGTCAGGGGCAAGTTAATCGGGCTGGCCTTGTTCGACGGCTCGTTTTGCTCAGTGATGAAAAGGAAACTGCCATGATAAAGGTGTTTGGAATTAGCGTGTTGCTCTGGCTCGCGCTGTTTGCCGTGTTCAACATAATAGCTTGGGCGGTGTCATGACCTTGACAGACGCAATCCTGTTGCTGATACTGACCGCTTGCGGATTGGCGCTGTTGGTCTATCTCATGCAAGTCAACGCCCGCGTGCTTGCTGACAAAGGAAGATAACTTGCGCAACCTTGAACAGCGCACAATCTGGTCGCACGGCACAGCGTTTATCGTTCGCCGCGTACCAATTGGTCATGGCTGTTACAGGCCAAATCATGCGTGTTTGAGTGTGTGGCGCGGCGCGTCACCTGCCGGTTACGTCATCTTCGCACCGTGCGGCAAATACCTTGCACGCGTTCGCCCCGATCAACTGAAACGCTGGTTAAACTATTTTGGCAAACAGGCGTTGACACACTCGCGCTAGCGTGCGATAAACAGTCAACGCAACGGAGACGACGACAATGTTTGAACACACAGTAACGCGCATTGGCAAGGCAGGCACAAAAAGATATATTGGCATGATCAACGTCGAAGTGTTTGACGATAGCAACTACTGCGAATACGTCATTGACGGCGGCGCTATTGTTTGGCAATACCCGCAGCATTCCAGCACAGACGCAATGGACAAAGCGGCGCTTAACATTGCTGCCGAGTTTGAGCAAACAGAGCCAGGGGAATAACATGGAAATCAAAATACTCAGAATAGCGTTTATTGCGGCTATTGCTGTTTTTACGTTCATTGCGCAACCGCGCCTCATGGAACGCGATATGCGGTTGTGCCAACTTTCGCATTCGCATGACGTTTGTTTTCAACAACTGAATAGGTGAGATATGACAGACACAAAAGAAATTATCGTTGACGTGTTGCGTGACTTTGACGAAGTGCGCAGCATCGGACAGATTGCCGATGCGATTGTTAAGCGGCTTGAAGCTGGACAAAACAAACCGACAACGGAACTCCGTTATTGCCATTTTGATGGTCGCGAAATTCCGGTGGTAAAACAGGGCTGGCACCCTACAACGTTCGAATGGGGAACTGTTGCCAATCATCCTGATCAAGATATAATTATCGACAACATCGATTTTGGCAAGCTGTTCCGCGCTCTTGCGGGCCAGCCGGTTTGATATTGTGGGCATGACGCGCATTGACATAGCAACAAACGAGTGGACAGGGTTCGTGATCTTTGACGATTGCGGACCCTTTCAGGCTATGTACAGACGATACGGTTTTGTGCGCTATGGGAACCACAATGGCGTGTATTGGCTGCGCACTGTCGATAAAGAGTTGACAGCGGACTTTGTTGCGTTTATTGACTATGTTAACGAAATGAGGAACAAAGCAAATGAGTAATGACGGATGGGGCAAGTTGCCGACAAGCGACGACAATTGGGGCGCACCGGCCAACGGCAGCACAGCGACTAACAAAACAAATGAATGGCCCGCGCCTGCCGTGTCTGACGGTTGGGGCAAGGTTGACACTTCAGATTGGAACACGGTAATCCAGACTTGGCCCGTAATTGTACCAGGTGCCGCAGCCTATGAGGCGCGCGTGGCCGCTGTTGACGCCAGTTGGTCACAGTCTGCGCTCGAAGGCGCAAACAACCGCGCAGCCGTCATTAATTCGTTGCGCGGCACAAAAGACCAATACACTATTGACCAGGATGGCGAATTGAGCAACATTGACGAAACGTTCGCCAAGCCTTCGGACAAGGAAACCGGAGTCGTACGGTGTTATTGTGTATTCGATTGTTATTTCTGTTCCGTCTTCACGTTCAAATGTATAGAAATGAGTTCGTGACATGGCCGTGTTTCCTTGTTTCGATAACTAGAACATAGTGTGTCGAGCTAAGTTTGTCAACACCTATTTGTCAACGTCATCAAAAACAGATCGTGTTCCGTTTGCGTTCATAAGTGTGCCGTCAGGTGCATAGTAGCTGCCCACACTGTTGACGGCCCGCTCAGCTTCCTCGATTATTCGTGACGCTTCATTTTGATTGTTGTCGAGTGCCGCAATTAGTGCACGAGCCAAAAGCCTGGCTTCAGCTTTACTTAGTTTAATCGACGCTTCAGTGGTCAGCACTGTGACGCCTTCATTGTTCCAAGCAAGACCGTAGTCTTCGTTATTAAACGGGTTTCTCATTTTAGTTTCCTCAGTTCATTATCTCAACTTGTTTCATTGTTATCTTTATTGTCCTGTCGGAAAGAGCAACGACGACCGACGACTTGTTGACTTTTACAACTTCACGTTCGCCGTAAACAGTTTTGATTGTTTGGCCAACTTCGATCATGTTCGTCACTCCGGTTTCGTTATCTGTAATCTAGTCTGCAAACTCATGTTTGTCAACAGGTGTTTGCAAACTTTTATCGACAAACCCTTAGACAGACTAACGACAGTGTGCAGACTAGAGTTTGCACTGTTTTCTTTGCAAACTTAGCTTGTCAACTCATGTTTGCGCTGTTATCACAAGTTAGGTGCAAACTTTTAGCTAACATTGAATTGATGCTTAAACAAACAACTCTCGTGAAAGTACGTATTATACTATATATATTTAATATTTAAGATATTTAAGATAATATATAAGGGGTGTATAGAGGGGGTGGGTGGGGGTACCCCCTTAAATGCTTAAATGCCTTAAAAACCTTAAATGCCCTAAAAATCATCGAACCGGCACCCTATCCGAAAAGAACGACATATCGCTAACTTGGAACAACTGCGCAGACGTTCCATAGGTCTGTCGAGTGTCGCCGGGTGACAAACGATTAAGCGCACCGAGTTTGATTAATTCCTCAATCGTGTCATTGAACAGCCGTCCATTATCTTTGAACAGTTTGTAACTAGCTGTCATTGTCATCAACAGCGAACGTGAAATAACGCGGTCACTAGCATAACGCGCATCTTGCGGCTTGAGCTTAACGCGGTCTTCCGCAACTTTAATGATTGACTGCGCAATAAGGCGAATTGCCTCACCACCGAGACCCGAACCAATTTCGTCACGCTCGAATTTGCCAACCAAATTAAGCACGTCACACATGACAAGCGAAATAGCCCAATCAACCATCTGACCGTCGATAACAGCCGATTGGTGATTGTGGGCAATGGCAAGCAGTGCGGATATGCGCAACACTTTTAAGTGCGCTCTATTCCATAACTGGATTGTAGGGCTACTAGGATCGGTCGAATTGATTTTGTGGTCACAATAGATATTGAACAGCCGAAGCTTATCAGCGGCGTCTGGCGAGTGGTTGACGTTGATCACATCGCCCTTCTGATTAGCCTGAAGACTGATCGTTGCTAGATCGCGGAAACGAGACAACAGATTTTGCGACGGATGCACGAGGTTAGAACGCTCGTTCAATTCAGGACGCGGGCCTGTGTATTCGAGAACGATAAAGCGCGGCAATAGGCCGGATGAGATTTGCGTTTCGTTCAACGCTTCATAGAAGCTTGACGGCGTGCCTTCACCTAACCACGAAAACGCGGGGCTGTGCATCATTTCAATATTATTGCTCTTGTCGCTGTAGCTCGTGCGCAATAGAACTTGGCCCGCGCCTGATTTGCCGTACAAATCGAGCAAGACGCGCTCTAGCTGCTTTTCTGCGATGTTGGCGCCTTGCGCACTCATTTGCTGCATACGCTTGCCGACTTCGCCGGTTATCGAAATCATTGACGGTTGCGGGCTGTTCACAAGGTCTTTCAACAGGCCCGAACCTGAAGCCATATTCGACGGGCCAAGGAAATGCCACAGCGACGGATATTCGTTATTGCCCACAACAGCGGTAAACAACTTCGTTGCACCGCTCGACATGGCTTCCTTGCCGCGTCCGGTTTCAGCTAACATCATGATGTACAGGTTAAGCCCTGTTCCTGAATAGTTGAACGCGCGGCCGCAAACACCGGCCATGATACCGAGTGCGGTTGCAAGCGCGATTTCCTTGATCGGTCGCGGTGCGGCCTGAAAGACAAAATCCGCTATGTCTCTCAGCAGGCCAGGCGGGTCGATGTTGCGCCACATGTCTAGGTCGAAGCCGTCAAATCGAGCGGGCGGGGCAGAATGGCCGGGTTCCGGGGCGGTCGGTTGGAAGTCGAGAACCGGGCGGGCCGCGTTCCTGGCTGCAATGGCCGCGTTCGCCTGATCGATGATTGCCGAAACGTCGATTGGTGGCAATGTCAAGTCAAAGGCGCGGTTCATTGTGTATTCTAGGTATTTGTCGCGCTGTGCCTTATCACGTTGCCCTAGCGCCGACATTCGAAATATGCGCATAGCCTGAGCGCGGTTTTTCGTGTGGAAAATGATAAAGTTCATTAGCGCCTGATCGGCTTCAGACTGTGAAGGGTAGCCGTGAATTTGCCAGTTGCCGGTAAACAGGTCTTTGAAGTGTTGCCCGTTAAAGGCGCCTTCCATCTTCGGAATTAGTTCGTCATCAAACATGCGCGGTGCAGCGTCACCGGCAAAATAGATTTCGTTCGCGTGTTCGCCCATTTCTTCCCATAGGCGCATGACAGTTTCCTGTCTGTCCTCAATCGGTCTAGTTGGACCGAACACATTGCCGGTAAACGTGAAGAACCGGCCCCATGAATAGACTTCGATAAACGAGCGCTTGCGACCGTGCGGAATTGTGGCCTTGACGATTATGTGTAGGCCCTTGCCGGATGGTGAAAGTTCGCTGTAAGAGTTTAGGGCTTCATAGACTTTGACCTGTCGGGCGTAGGCTTCTTGGTCTTCGGTGCTGTCAAGGTCAATACCGCAATACTCATCAAAATTTGTGAATACAAAGCCGATACCGGCATAAGTTCCGTTACTGTTTTCATACACACGCACAGCGTTGGCGAATGTGTCCCACGTTCTTGCGTCTGTGGTACTGGCACGCCATCCACCCGCAGGATTGTACAAAATCTTTGTTTGTTTTCCATCGTCCGTTTGTTCATATTTCCATACCACCCATTGATTAAGTCGCGTTAGTTCGTCGGGAATGTTCTGAAAGTTGTACATTAGTATTCCAACTGTTTGCCGGTCAGGTGTTCATAAAGACGCTGCACTGTGTCAACATCAATTCGACGCGCATCACGCTTAACCCAATGCCATAAGCGGTGGTATGGGGTTGCCGTATCCCTTGCGAGAATGGATAGTTCGCCCCTTACGGCTATGTGCTCAAGCACAAGGGCTAGTGTTTTTTCGTGAAGGGTAGGGCGCATGTAGTGATTGCCTCGCAACTGAATTGTGGGTAGATTGTCGTTCTACTTTTCCGGCTCGATCCGGTCAAGAAAAATTTAAAAATTAGTAAGAAATTGCTTGACGCCCCTGTTTTGGTCGGATAGAACATCATTATCGAAACGACGAACAACAGGGAACGCGGCAATGACAACTTCAATCAACGGCAAGACCTTCAACGTAAAAGAAACTAACGGAAAGTTCTTTTACTGGTCGCCGCGCACAATGCGTTGGTTGCCTGTCGCAAAAGACAAAGTTAATTTCAACTAATTGACAACGGGGCGCGAATGCCCCATAACACTAACGACGAACACGACGAAGGGTTGATGACATGGCAACCGATTGGGGTACTTTTGGACAGGCTCACGTTGCAGCGAAGAACGACAGCGTTGCACAGCTTGCCAACAAACTGCACAACGAGCGCACACGCTTGTTTGATGACTGGCAAGCCAAGAAAAAGGAATTCGAAGCTGCACAGGTTGCCGAACGCGAAGCACGCGCCGCAATGATGGAAGCTTGGTCAGACCGCATGAATGACCCGATGGCGAGCGGTGCGGAAAGCATCGATACCGGCTTCGGCAAGCTGACAATCACGCATAACCTTGACTACAAGGTGACGGGCAGCGACGACGCACTAGAAGCCGCGCTTTCCGATATCGAGAAGTCACAGGAAGGTGGCAACGTCATCGCCGAACGTCTCGTTACGTTCGAACCGAAACTGTCGGTTCGCGAATACAAACTGCTTTCCGACACACAGCGCGCAATCGTTGATAAGGTTATCACGATCAAGCCCGCGTCTAAGTCTGTTTCGTTCAAGCCAGTTGCAGGTGCGTGATGCGCTATTTCGAACAACTACGCATCGCGTGGATAATCGAAATGATTGAAATTTACGGCTTTATAAACAGAAGCCACGTATCCAAAAAGTTTGGTGTCACTGTTCAAGTAGCATCAAGCGATTTCGACAAAGTTAAAAAACTGCATCCACATTTGATGCAGTACGATAATAACCAGAAATGCTATTTTCTGAGAGAACAGACATGAACGCCAGCGATCTGAAGGAAGCACGCGAGTTTGCGCAAAACTACGGCGTCAAGGCGCTAGTGTATGGCGGGCCGGGTTCTGGCAAAACCCCGCTCGTTAACACTGCCCCGCGCCCGGTCCTGTTGGCTGTCGAGCCTGGGCTGCTTTCGATGCGAACTTCACGGGTGCCCACACGACTTGCCCCGACTTGGAAAGACATTGCGGATTTCTTTGAATGGTTCTTCAAGTCGAACGAAGCCAAACAATTCGACACGCTTGGAATTGACAGCGCGTCACAGATTTGCGAAATTCACTTGCGCGACAATCCGCGTAAAGTTGCACATGGTTTGCAGTCTTACGGAAAGATGGCAGAAGATTGTGGGGATATCTTCCACAAACTTTACTATCTGCAACAGAAACATATTTATATGATCTGCAAACAAGAAGTTGAACAAACTGACGGGGGCAGCAAACTACGACCATATTTCCCCGGCAAAGATTTGAATATCAAGACACCACACCTTTATGACGAGGTGTTACAGCTTGGCACGTTTTCGGTTCCCGGTGCCGGGCAGGTGAAGGCGTTCCAGTGCCATAGCTCGTTTGACAGCTATTGCCGCGACCGCACAGGGAACCTATCACAGTTCGAACCGCCCGACCTTTCGGCGCTGTTCGCGAAATGTATGCTCAATCCCAACTAAGGACACGGTTATGACACCGGAATACAAAAAGTATCGTCGCACTCAAATTGCCGAAATGATTGAGTGGGATGAATGGGTCGACATGACGGGAGTTTCCGTCTCGATACCGGACGCCATGGCCGGTTCGCCTAAAATCGGTGACATGATCGCACGCAATCCGGCGAACCACGATGACCGCTGGCTAGTCGCCGCCGCTTATTTTGCGGCTAACTTTGAACCAATCAACAACTAAGGACACGACAATGGGTTTTCAGTTCAACACAGACTTTTCCACAATCGAGCCGAACGAAGGTGCGGGGTCATTTTTCCCCGTTTCCGATAGCAACGGTTGGCTGTGCAAGATGGTACACAGCGAAGGCAAAGAAAACAGCAAAAAGACGGGCCAAGTGTTGCTCGTTAAGCTTGTCGGGCTTGAAGGCCCTGTGACCGGCAAGACGCATGAATACAGCATCAACCTGACAAACGAAAATCAGGACGCCGCACGGATCGGCATTGCGGAATGCTCAGCTATCGCCCACGTAACCGGCCATATCCGCGTAGGCAATTCCGCCGAATGGCACGAAAAGCCGTTCCGCGTTGTCGTAGGTCTCGAACTCGACCGGCAGACGAAGGAACCAACAGGCCGCAACGTCATTAAGAAATACCTTGACGTAAACGGCAACGGGCCGAAGGATGCAGGTAAGGGCGCAATGGGCGGCGGTGTTGCTCAGCAGACGGCGCAGGGCTTCCAACAGAACGCCAATCCGCAACAGAATGCAGGCGGTGCGAGTTGGGGCAATGCCGGGGCCGGTGGTCAGGTCGGCGGCACAGGTGCGGGCCAGCAGTTCGACACCGGCGCTCAGTCGGGCGGCTTCTCGAATGGTCAGACAGGCCAGCCGAACGCACAGGGCGGCACGGTTAACCCTGGCTCGACTTTCCAGCCTTCAGGCGGTCAGCAGCAAGACCCGAATGCAGGGCAGGGCTTCCAGCAGGGCGGCGGGAATGGCTTCCAACAGAACCCCGGCGCTGCGCAGGGCGGCGGCTGGAACCGTTAACAAGCTCACGCTCTAGGGATTTAGAGCGTTTGTAGGCGCGAGCCGGTGTTATTCGTCGTGGCACCGGCTCGATGCGTTTTATCATTGACGCTTAGACAAACTTGTGCGATAAACAGTTATCAAAACAAGGGACGACGAAGATGAACGTAATTGTTGCACGCACAGAAGCAGTAAACAAAGCAATGACAAGCGTAAAAGAACATTGCATGTGCGCCAAAATCGAAGACGACGGACGCCACTTTATCGTAATTTACCCTGAAGGCGATTTTCCCACACATGGCGCACGCTGCGACTATTCAGTTAACGGTAAAACATGGGCGCTCGACAGACTGCTTGAAGTAATGGAACGCCACTGGAAAGCGGGGCAGTTCTGGAAAAAGGTTGACGATGATTGATTTGACCATACCGGGCGCGGCTCGATTGCTTGCCGACCGCGTACAAGCCGCCGTAGAAGACACCACAGCGCTACCCGGTAAACACTCGTGGCGGATCAAGGTAAGCGCGCTAGGCGGCGAATGTGTCGCTAAGCAGTGGTACGCTTTCCGGTGGGTTGCGAAGCGTGACATTCCCGGCAAACTCGCCCGTATCTTCGATGACGGTAACGTGTACGAACCGCGAATTGTTGACTGGCTGAAGCGTTCCGGTTGGATGATTGAAGACAAAGACCCGTCAAAAATTGGCACACGATTTGAACAATGGAACTTCAAGGCGCTTGACGGGCATATCAGCGCATTCCTTGACGGTATCGGCTCACACCCTGAATTCACACAGGGCGTCAGAATTCTAGTCGAAGCCAAGAGCTACAACAAGCGCCGGTTCGGGCTGCTTGTGGGCAAGAAATCCGTAAAGGCTGCGGACTACGAATATTACACACAAATTTGCTGCTATATGGAAGCATACAACTTGCCCTATTGTGTGTTCTTTTGCGTGTGCAAAGACGACGCCGATTTGTATGTCGAGATTGTGCCGCGTGACCCCGCTACGGCTGAGCGTGCGCTTCGCATCGCGACAACGGTTAAAGACAGCCGTGCACGCCCTGGACGCGTTGCGGAAACGCCAAGCTTTCACATTTGCAAGCACTGCGATTTCGTCGGCGTCTGCCATCTAGGCGAAACGCCAGAGCGTAATTGCCGTTCGTGTGTCAACGCTGTTCCGATTGCCGGGGGCAAGTTCGGTTGCATGGCGTTCAACGAAGTGATACCAAACGAGAAACACATAATCGAATTTGCTTTGACGTGCCCACATTATCAGGCAATCCAATGAACATGCACGCGCCCTTAACGCTTTCGCTACAGCTTCGATACTATCAGCGTAACGCGATTGACGCAATGTATGACTATTTCAACAAGTTCGACGGCAACCCGCTTATTCTCATGCCAACAGGCACAGGCAAGTCAATCGTGCTGGGCGGTGCGGCTTTCGAAATCTTGCAGTTCATGCGCGGCGAACGAATTATCATTGGCACGCACTCGAAAGAGCTAGTAAAGCAGAACGCGGCCAAGCTAGAGGCTATGTGGCCCGGTGCCCCTATTGGTATTCATTGCGACGGGCTGAAGCGCCGCGACGTGTCACAGCCGGTTATTTACGGCTCGATACAATCGATGCTGAAAAACGTTGAATATCTAGGGTTCCGCAATCTGCTATTCATTGACGAAGCGCAAATGGTTGGACAAACTGAAAGCGCCGAATGGCTGCTATTCATCCGCGCACTTCAGGTGAAAAACCCTAAGCTAAAGGTTGTCGGGCTAACAGCTACCGGCTACCGTGAAGGCATGGGGTATTTGGCGAACGGGCCAATCTTCACAGACGTTTGCTTTGACCTGACAAGCTTGGAAGCGTTCAACAAACTACTGGCTGAAGGCTTTTTGTCGCCGCTCGTGTCACCGCGAACAGTTGTGGGCATTAACTCGACTGGCATCAAGACGGCCAGCAACGGCGATTACGTGCAGAAAGACGCGGAAAAAGCGTCAATGCGTATTACGCGCGAAGCCTTGGAAGACGCGAGCAAATACCGCAACGTTCGGCATTCCTGGCTTGTGTTCGCAGGCGGCATTGAACACGCTGAGCAAGTCGCGGCTATGCTCAATGACATGGGCATTCGCGCGTGTGCCGTGCATTCGGGCAACAAACAGTTTCCGCTGAAGGCTGCGGAAAGCGATCAACGGCTAGAGGACTTCAAAGCGGGCAAATATCAGGCTTGCGTTAACTACGGCAAACTGACAACAGGCTTTGACCATCCGCCGATTGATTTGATTATCATGCTGCGGCTAACTAAAAGTACCGTGCTGTGGGTTCAAATGCTTGGCCGGGGTACGCGTCCGTTCGACGGCTCGATTATTTTTCCGCCGAAAGTCAATTGCCTTGTTCTCGACTACGCGCGCAACATTGAGAAACTAGGGCCAATCAATGACCCGGTTATTCCGCGTCCGAAGGGGCAAGGGGCTGGCGATGCGCCTGTGAAGCTGTGCCCGTCCTGTGAGGCGTACAACCATATCAGCGCCCGGTTTTGCTGCATGTGCGGCGAAGAATTTGAATTCCGCGTCAAAGTTAAACAGACTGCCGACCACACAAACGAGCCATTGCGCGACGTTGTGCCAGAGTACAGAGAATTCACAGTGCAGCGCGCGTTTTATCGTCGGCATAGATCGAAACAGGGCCTTGACAGCTTTTGCGTTTCCTATACAGTCAATGAACAAACAATTCCATTCACGGAATGGGTTCATATTGAAAGTCAAGGGCGGGCGCGGTTGAATGCAGAACAATGGTGGATGCAACGCACGGCGCTGGAATGCCCTAACTCGATTGACGCCGCGTTACAGATGCAGGTTAATTTGCGAATTCCGGCGCGCTTGATTGTTCATGTAAACACACAGTTTCCCCGGATTGAGAGGGTTGAATATGACTAAAATTTGGTTTTTAGTAATTATGGGGGTTTCCCATGAAAGCGGGATAACTACTATTCCTGAGCCGTTTAACACAGAACAAGAATGCGTAGACGCAGTAAAGAGCGCAGTACCGGTAAACACGGCTTGGAAAGTTTATGGTCTGTGCGTTCCGAAGAGTGTTAGCAAATGACTGACGACGAACGCATGAAAAACCTGCATGAACTCGCGCAACGCGTAACGGCTCAGGTTATCGAAGGGCTGAAAGAAGCAACACGTTGTTGCCCTAACTGCGTATTCTGGCTAAAAGAGCCGGAACAGTGCCGCAATACAATCAACTGCCCACAATCACCGGGCAGGCCACCGGCTGACGTTATCGCGTTCGGCTGCAAACAATTCATACCGGACATGGGCGCATGACCACAGGACGCAAGCGCGCGGCAGGCGCACCGAAAGAGCAAGAAATCGAGCTATTGCGGGCCTTGAAGTTCGTAAGCGTCGGCTCGTATCCGCCCGGTGACGCCAAGGCACAGGCCGACTATCAACAGCACTGCGTATTCATCGGCGGGCAAGTCGTCACGTTTAATGGCGTTATCGCTGCGGGCTACCCTGTGGGCGACGAAATGGAAGCTTGCCCGAATACGCACCTACTCGTTAAGGCGCTGGAAAAGGTGCGTGGCGCGTATGCTCTAACCGTGTTGAATAACAATCAACTGTCGATTACGGCAAGCAAGTTTCGCGTTCTCGTGCCGTGTGTGCCCCAATACAACATGCAACTAGTCGAGCAAGACCCGCCGAATTACGCGCTAGGCGACGAAATCAAAGACGCGGCCAAGATCGCGGGCATGTTCTCGACAGACGGCGCGCAAACCGTGTTGCAGGCGTCAATCATCACGCGTGATTATTCTTTCGTCGGCACAAACGGCGCGGCCCTGGTGGAAGCGTATCACGGGCACCACATGCCTGCGGGGCTGCTCTTGCCTGTGTCGTTCTTCGATGCTGTGGCAAAAGTGTCAATGCCGGTTGTCAAGTTCGGATACACGCCCGACCGCTCGTTAACGGTCTATTTCGAAAACGGCGCCTGGCTAAGGACACAGCTTTATCTTGAAGGAATTCCCGATGTCGCCAAAGTGCTTGATCCGCTGGAAATGTCGCGCTGCACACCTATTCCTGACGACTTTTGGTCGGCGTGTGACGCCGTTGTGCCGCACGCAATCAACCGGACATTGTTTTTCGATAACAACCGTGTCATGTCGCATGAGACTGACACACAGGGGGCACAGCACCAGCTTGACGCACCATTCCGCAAGTGTACGAATTACGATTTCTTGCGTAAATTCATGAACCATTGCACGAACGCGGACTTTGTGTCACATGATAGTCAAATAGTGTTTAGCAGTGACAAGGTGCGCGGAATTGTTATGTGCAAGCGGTGGAATTAATGATTGTTTGGCCGAGTGACAAAATTGTTGTGTGGTTTAGCTGTGGCGCGGCTTCGGCTGTTGCGGCAAAAACCACCATTGACAAATACGGGAAAGACAACGTTCGTGTTGTCAACTCACCGATTATAGACGAAGATTGGGACAATAGCAGATTTCTTATTGATGTTGAAAAATGGCTAGGCGTAAAAATCGAGCAAGCGCTAAACCCTAAATACCCGCTCCCATCGGCTGTACAGGTGTGGGCAGACGCGGCGTATATGAGCGGCATTCATGGTGCACCGTGCACAAAGAAACTAAAGAAAGACGCACGGTATGAATGGGAGCGAAACAACGCGGTTGACTGGCATGTGCTTGGTTTCACTTCTGACGAACGATCTAGGTACGACAATTTTGTTCTAACCGAACGGAGCAACGTGCTACCAATACTTATAGACGCGAACCTAACTAAAGAGGACTGTTTTGCGATAATAAACTATGCGGGCATTAAACTACCTCGTATATACTATTTGGGCTACCCTAACGCAAACTGCATAGGCTGCGTTAAGGCTACAAGTCCGACATACTGGAACCACGTTCGAAAGGTGCACCCATATGTTTTTGCTGCACGAGCGTTGCAGTCGCGCGAGATAGGGGCTAGGTTAGTGCGCTACAAGGGCAACCGTATTTTCTTGGATGAATTACCACTAGACGCCGTTGGACGCCCCATGAAATCAATGCAAATTGAGTGCGGAATTTTCTGCGAAGAGCGTGAGGAACTGACATGAAAAATCAATTCCCTATAGTTAACGGTCGAGGAAAAATGTCACCACAATCGGCAGTTGGTGTTGGCAAATGGCTAGACGAAGACGGAAGACAAAGCAAACACCGTAAACGCGCCTGTAACGGTAAGCGCAAAACACTGCGCACACACCGAAAAGGTTCACGAAAATGATTAGAAAAGTATGGCGCTGGATTGTTAAGCAATTCACGGAAGATGGTTTTTGATGCTACAGGGCATGTTCTTTGACGAACCACTAGTAAAGCGTAAAGACGCACGCTTGCGCCCATTGCCCACAATACCAAACACAGGCTGGACCCCGCCGCGTGAGTTTCCGAACTTGTCGGCGGCGAAGATGATTGCGTTCGACACTGAGACGAAAGACCTGCGGCTAAACGACAACGGGCCGGGTTGGGCGCGCAAGGATAGTCATATTGTGGGCATATCCATTGCGGCTGAAGCACACAACGGCGAACGCGGCGCGTGGTATTTCCCTATTCGGCACGAGGTCGAACCACACTTGAATATGGACGTGAATAACGTTCTAGGCTACGCGAACAGCGCGTTAAATACACCCGTTCCTAAAGTCGGCGCAAACCTAACCTATGATATTGGCAACCTAGCCGCTGAAGGTGTACGCGTCGGCGGTCCACTCAAAGACGTGCAATTCGCTGAAGCCTTGATCGACAGTAGCGCCCGCGTGTCGCTAGATACACTTGCCCGCAAATATTTGATGACAGGCAAGGTTACACAAACGCTTTACGATTGGATACGGGAAGCTTTCCCAAACACGCCGGAAGCCTATTTGAGGCGTGAGATTTATCGTTCGCCGCCGTCGCTTGTCGGTCACTACGCCGAAGCCGATGCGTGGCAACCACTCGACATTTACCGGCAACAGGAAATGACCCTTTGGCATGAAGGACTAATGGACGTGTTCCGCCTAGAATGCGATCTAATTCCTATGATGGTCGCTATGAGGCGGCGCGGCGTCCGTGTCGATCTGGAAAAAGCGAATAAGCTTTATGAAGATCTAATCGAAGAAACCGCGCTTTTATACAAACAAATTCGCGATGACTTCAATTGGTCGCTTCTCAGTACGGACAGCCGCCAGCTTGGCCCGTTTCTCGAATATGCCGGCCTAACTGTTCCACGCACTGACGAGGGCAACTATTCAGTTAAGAAAGAATGGCTTGCGTCGGTGCATCATCCGGCTGCGGATATTGTGGGCAGTATTCGCGAGCGTGAGAAGATTTGCGGAACTTTCATTAAGGGCTATATTTTTGGGCAGAACATTGACGGTTTTCTGTTCCCACAATTCCACCAACTCAAAGGCGATGAAAACGGAACAATGGTCGGGCGCTTTGCGTCATCTGACCCGAACTTGCAAAACATTCCATCACGCACGAAACTAGGCAAAAAGGTGCGCGAATGCTTTGTGCCCGACGAAGGTCATTTTTGCTGGCGTAAATTCGACTTCTCACAGGTCCATTATCGCTTGCTTGCGCACTTCGCCGTTGGCCCCGGTTCCGACGATTTGCGCGCGTCGTACATTAATGATCCGAAGACGGATTATCATATGGCCGTCTATAGTCGTGTTGCGCCGTTCATGGGTTGGTCATTGACGGATGAGGAAGAAATAAAGATTAAGCGCCGCCCGATTAAGAACGTCAATTTCGGGCTGCTATACGGGCAGTCTGCCAAGGCTCTGGCCTATAAGGCAGGCTTCACCGATGCGCAGGCCACAGAATTCTTTGCGGCCTACCACAAGGGTGCGCCATACGTCAAACCGACGATGGAAGCCATCGGCCAAGAGGTACAGCGCGACGGCTACGTGACCACCCTGCTAGGCCGTCGCATCCGGTTCGAGGAATGGGAACCAGTTAGGAAAGACTGGGACAATCCAGAGCTACCGCTACCCTATAACGCCGCCCTGGCGAAGTGGGGCGCGGGCATCAAACGGGCATTCGAGTACCGGGGCGTGAATTACAAGTTCCAAGGGTCGGAACCGGATATCATGAAGACGGCCATGCGCAACCTGTGGAATTCAGGCGTTTTTGATGTTGTCGGCGTGCCGTCAATCACCGTGCATGACGAACTTGATTGGTCAGTTCGTGACGATAGCCATAGAACGCGCGAAGCTTTCAACTACGTACAGCGCGAAATGCAGGAAGCGATTAAGCTTAACATTCCGGTGTTTGTAGATGAAAGCAACGGGCCTAGTTGGGGCAAGAGTGATTAGAACACAATGTTCGGAGTAACAGTCTTGTTTGTGCCTGTGGCAAGATCAAGAATGTTATTGATTGCGTTGCCGTGTACGATATTGTTAACAATCTGGTAGTTGTCGAGCGCGCCAGAAGTGCTAATACCGTTTTGGCACCCGGTCACGGTGTTGCCCATCATGCTAACCACGGAACCGCCATTAACGTTAATACCGTTGTCGGTGTAGCCGGTGCCCTCGACAACGTTGTTAGCGATAATAACGCCGGTCGTGTCCTTAACGTTCAAACCTTCGCCGCCTAGCGACTGATCACCATCGGCGCGATTAAACCGGCTTCCAATAACCTGAGTGCCGCGACCTGTAGTTTCAATATAGGCGTTGTCGCCTTCTGAGCCGTCAAGCGTTGCGCCAATCAGCCGGAAATCCGACCAATCACCCAACAATGCAAAGTTGCGCGTCGTGTCGCCGCCGCCGAAGAAATGCGTTCCGTTGACCGAGCACGGCCCATTCAACAGCCCGCTCGTGCCGTCGAAAACCATACCCTGATTTTTGTGTGCGTCGATCCATCCACCTGTCCACTCGACACCGGAAATAAATTCACCGCTCTTTTTCTCAATGTGGGCAGTGTGCGTGTCCGCGTATCCCATGTAGCAATTATCAACAAAAAGTCCGTCAACCGCGTCAACATGGATAATCTTTGCGCAGCCCGGAAACCCGCTGTTTGCACGGCTGCGCATGTCGCAGTTAGACAGGTAAATATTGCCGCCGTAAGCCCCGCCGCCGTATAGCGCCGCGCTTTTTGTGATATACATAATTCTGCGGTCGTTTGGCGTGTTCTGAAAACACTGACTGGAAATCTTATCAACTTTTACGTCAAAGACCCCCGCCAATCTATAGTTAATGCCAAAGTTGTAAACGTCCACATCAATGTAACCGCCTGCAACGTATTCCATGTCAATACCGATGCAATTAGTCGCTGCATCCGCATGAGCGTCAACCACGTAAATGCTGAAATCGTAGATTTGAAGATCGTAAATTGCGCTTCCGTCCGTGGACTTCGCCGCCAGCGCCGATTTTTCAGCAGCGGTCATATAAAGGTTGGTGACGCCTTTTCCACAGCCGCGCAGCGTAAATCCGCTTGTGCTGATTTGGAAAAAGTCAGACAGTGCAAAGTTGCCTGGGGGCAGCAAAACTGTACGCGTGCCGTTATCTACAGCGGAATAAATAGCGTTCTGGATAATAGCCCGGTTGTCGACAATTAGGCCCGTCGTCAAATCGGGAAATTCGCCGTATCGGTTACGCACTGCTGGCTGTAGCGCAGTGTTCGCTAGTGCGCCTTCTTCGGCTGTAGCAAAATCCTCTGTCGCCGCATAAGCCGCTGTTCCGATATCCCCTGGCTGCACGGCGGTATCAGCAAGCGCCCCCTGTGCGGTAGTGCCCGCGCCGATAGCCGTAAGGAAAGCCGCCGTATTGACTGCACCGGAAACACTGCGCACGTAAGACGAAACAGTGTAGGTTGCCGCGTTGCCGTCGCCGTCGATGAAATACGGAACCTTATCAGCCGATGTTGTCAGTTCGGCTAGACCAACAAGATTTTCACCAATAATGACGGAACCGATGTTATCAACAATGTTCTGGAACGAAATTGTCTGATATAAGTTAACGTCGCGGTCCCATGCGATGAAAAGCGTTTTAGTTGGGTTTGACACAGCCAGCACTTGCGTAAGCGAAGCAAAGTCGGGCTTAACGACAAGATCGAGATTGTCTTGCTCAACAATAAAGCCATCAGTGCCCACAATGCGGGCAGGAAACCGGGGCAGCACTCGCATACGAAGGGAGGTTCTGTTGCTCATTATCTTACAATTCCATCAATAACAGGGAGCGTTGCGATAAGCTCTTGTTCGGTTATGCCGTCGCGCGTGACGGTTATCCCCATCTGATAAGACCCCGCGCAAAGGTTGCTAAGCTGTGCAGGCGTGAAATGCCATTCAATCGCGCCGTCAAGAATAGTTATCCCGCCCGTTGCCGTCGATGCGGTAAGAACAACGTGAGAACTTTCTTCGAGATAGCCATAATTTGACGGCGGGCTGTAGTTGCCAACAGTCGCACGCGGCGAAGTCCGCACCACAAGGTTAACCGATACGCCCGACAAATCTGTAATAATTTCGTCCGTGTCTTCGTTGACAAGTTCGATGTATCCGAACCAGTCGGCGCGATTAGAGATTGGCTCAAGCATTCCGGTGTACATTGTTACAGCCTTTGGTAAATCGAGTAAGCTGCTGAAGGCTGTATGTTCGTGTGTGGTGCGCCGCCGCCCTGAAGCCCCATTGTCAAATCAATGAGCGTGTCTGTGGTGAATAGCTCGCCTGGGGGCGTGCCGCCCTGAAGGAAGCCGCCCGAACTACCACCCCCGGTCACGCTCGCGCCTTCCGCCGTGTTGCCCCAGTTGTGGTCGTGTGGCAACTGTTCTAGTGTGTGGTCGTGGCTTGGCATTTGGTCAATTGTGAGTGTAACGTCTTTGACGCCACCAACCCAGCCGATTACGCCAGCCTCAGGCAACACGTTAGCCGCGATATTGCCCATTATATCAGACATGACGATTGCACGCCCGCGAGCGTCAGGAAGCGTCAACGGTTTGTTTGCGGCCCAGTCTGCCGCCGAACTTACACCGCGCCCGCCAACAATCACAATATCATCATTGATGTTCCACAGGTATTCGTAAAGCGCTTGGCAATCCGAATTAGCCCGCTCAGACGCACCGGAAAGCGCCGTGCCGATTGTGCGCCCGTTGTGCCGAACAAAGCCGGGGCGCAGTTCTGAGCCGTAGCGTATCATCATATCGCCGGTCTGCATCAGCGCATTCGGATCGACGGGGGAAGGGGGTGCACCGCCGCCGCCGTCTGTTGGCCCTACGATTGGAATAGCTGGCGTGTCGTAAATCACAACACCGCCGCTAGTCGTCGTGCGCACCCTGTAAAACGCGTCAGCCTCGTCTAGAAACACGCCGGGAAAGTTGCCGTTTCCATCAGTCAACACCGGGTTAGTGTGCGGCACCGACAGGTCATAGTTTTGATAGACCGTTATCGGTTCCGATGTGCTAGCCGAATAGAAGAACGCCTTAGCGCCGACGCGTGGCCGTCCATTGCGGTCTGGAACACCTAAAAATGAGCCTGCCCAAAATCCTGCCATTTGTCTTTACTTTCTCGTTCGATTAGTCTAGCTGTGGGCAATGAAAACAATTGAACACGATAAAGACGAAAGACCCGGCAGGCGCTATTCACTCGGTAAATGGTGGTTCGCTGTTTGGGGCTTTGTTGCCGTTTTGTGGTCATCGCAACTTAACTCTAGTTTCGACTGGGTACAGATTGAATTAAGTTTTGCGAGTGGGCTGTTGTTCGGCTATTGCGTTATCGACTTTCATTTGTCATCGGGCGGCAGCGTTCGGGACTTGTGAGTTTTGCCCATCAATAAGCGACGGGATGAAATTTGCATCAATCTGATTGATCGCAGCAACAATCCCGGCTCGCGTCTGGGGCAACACGGCGGAAGGCGCGAGCGTGACCGGGGGTGGTAGTTCGGGCGGCTTCCTTCAGGGCGGCACGCCCCCAGGCGAGCTATTCACCACAGACACGCTCATT